GGAAAAGTACTAATAGCTCTTAATACTGCGTATGAACGTTCAATTCCTAACTTAAAAGAACTTATGCCTGAACGTAAAACAGCCGTAGTATATGATTCGTCTGGATCTATGTCAACACAGATTTCTTTAGAAGAACACAAAAGAGGTATCGCTAGTGCACTTGATAAGGCAGCATTAATTGGTGCAACTTTTGCAAAAGGTTTAAACGCAGATGTTTATACATTCGCAAATTCATGCCGTATGTGTACATTTAATCCTACTGACAGTGTTAACACTATAAAGAAATCAATACTTAGTAGCGCTATGCACGGTGGAACTGTATGGGGTACTATTTTTCCTGAACTCTTAAGACAAGGAGGATATGAAAGAATTATTATCATTTCAGACGAACAATCACATGATAATGCTCTTAACTCATACAAGGAATATTGCAATAAATATGGTACTCCATATCTTTACATTGTTAATATTTGTGGATACGGGCCTACTGTTAATATTAAAGAAAATGATAAAACTTATCGTTTATTTGGATATACACAAGATATTTACATGAAAGCAACAACTGCCGAAATAAATATTGATCAAGTTATCGAACAAATTAATAAAATTGAAATTTAAAAAGAGGGGTTAATTCCCCTCTTTATTTTTGCAATTTTCGAAGTGATAATGTTTCATACCAGCAATGCCACCAATTTTATTACAATACGGGCATTGCACTTGGATTTGTTTTTTTCCTTTTTTTGTATTAGACATTTTTAATAAAGATTCTTTTTTATGATGTTTTGAAAACATAGGATTTTTTTCTCCTTTATGAGAAATATTTTTTAATTTTTGAATAGTTTCTTCTTTATAAATTTTTGTTTTGCCCTTATTCCAAGGGTCTTTTCCTTTTCTTGCATTACTTTGTTTTCTTTTAGCTTCTTCGGTGTGTTTTTTATTAAACATTCCATTTTTATTTCCTTTTCGGGATTTACTCATTTTTTCTTTAGTTTCTTCAGAAAAACATCCAACAAAACCTACGCCTCCAATTGGACTTAAATTATAGCCATTAGGATATAGTGTATTATATTCTTGAATATATTTTTCCTGCGCATTAAAAGCTTCTTCTTTAGTATTAAAAAATTCAAGTATTTCACGTTTAAAGTTTTGTAATCCATATTCATTAAGTGCATTTTGGAAATAAGGGCGTCCACTTCCTAAATAATTATCATTTAAATTATTAGTTGAGTGATCACCTATATACTGCTTTCCGTTTAACAAATTAGTTGTAATGTAAACAAAATAATACTTTTTTTCCATTAGCGCTTTTATTTATATATTCATAAGAACTTGCTCTTGAAGTGATGTATAAAAATTTAACAAAAATTTAACAAAAATATATTTTTATATTTAAGTTAATTATTATATTTGTTCAACTATTTAATTAAATTTTATTAACAAAAAATTTCAAGAAATGAAAAAAATTTTATTATTCTTAGGGATCACTTTATTAATATCATGCAACCCTAATAAAGATTATATAAATCTTATTAAAAATTATGAAAGTACAATTTCAGATGAAGTAAAAATGGATCTTAAATTTAAATGTTTAGATTTTAAAATAATAGATGAAATCACTGGTTTAGATTCTGCAGAGATTTATGAAAAAAATATCTTAATTGAATATAGTGCCGACGTTGCGTCTAATTATGATCCTATTGAAGGTTTTACAGGATATATCGGCTATAATAAAATTCGAAAATATTATGGTCAGCCGGCACTTGATACTATAGAGTTTAAAAAGTGTATCGCATATTTAGATTCTATAAAGCCCTTAATGAAAAAAAATCTAAATGATTTTGAAGCATATGAAAGAAAAGAAGAAGCATTAAAAGAAAGAGACTTTTTATTGTGGTATGATATTTATAAAAATAGTAAAACATCCATGTATGTAATAATATTTAAAAATTATTTAAAGTCTATTGATACATTGAAATCAATGTTAGACAAATATCAATATTATCTAAATAATAAAGATTATGTATATGTTAGAGAAGTAGAATGTAGATTTACGAAAATAAACCCATTTTTAAAACAAAAACAAGAAATTACAAGAAAATATTATATAGACAAAAATAATAACCTTAAAACTGTAAATAGCGATAATGAAAATCTAAAAGGTTTATTAGATACTGTGTTAAATTGATTGAAATCTAATACTCGAAAGGGCGCATTTTGAAATAAAGGAATTGAAGGGAAGAAGAAATTCTTCCCTTTGTTATTTTTATAAAAAAATTAACACTTTTTTGAACACCGTATCATATTTTTTATTATATTTGTATTAATCTATAAAATATGATGAAACGATTTTTTCTTAAAACAGCTTACTTACTTGGTCAGGAATCCAAGTGCGTATCTAAACAGGTAGGATGTGTTATCGCAAAAGATAAACGCATCATATCAACTGGCATAAACGGAACACCTCCCGGTTATAAGAATTGTTGCGACCAATTTCCTGATTACAATCCTGAAACAGATAGAGAAAAACATCACGCATGGTCAAGAATCTATGAAGTTCATGCCGAAATGAACGCTATAGCTTTTGCAGCTAAAAACGACATAGGCATTGAAGGCGCTGAACTTTATACGATTCTTCAACCATGCGATGAGTGCCTTAAGAACATTATAGCTGCAGGAATAAAAAAGATTTATTACGTTGTACCTTATGACAAAGCAACTTTGAATAATGAGCTTTGGTGTAAAATTACAAACGAAATGGTTATAGACCCGATATTAAACAAATGGCTTAAAAAACAAGAATCATGAATTACGAACTAGTAGTCTCAAAAATACGAGAGCAATTAAAAAAATATATACAGGTACATGATATTAAAGCGCTTGTTCTTGGAGTCTCCGGAGGAATGGATAGCGCTTTATGTGCTGCATTAGCCAGATCTGTATGTGATGAGACAGGTATTAAGCTAATAGGAAGAAGCATTCCAATTTCAGGAAACAAAGAAGATGAAAAATCCCGTGCTTCAGAAATTGGTGAAAATTTTTGTCATGACTTTGAGGAAGTTTATTTGTTAGATGAAGATTTCCAAAGTATATGGAGTCATTTGGAGCCAGAGGGATGGGACGTTGAAGATGAAGAGTCTACGAGAAAATTTCGTCAAGGAAATATTAAGGCCCGTCTCAGGATGATTTGTCTTTATGATTTAGCACAATTACATCATGGAATGGTATTGTCTACAGACAATCGAACAGAGTATCTCCTAGGTTTCTGGACTCTTCATGGGGATGTTGGGGATTATGGCATGATACAGAATCTTTGGAAGACTGAAGTCTATAATTTAGGTGAATGGCTTGTAAAAAATGAATTGCAGGGAGAAGCTGCCAAGGCACTAAATTCTTGTATTGAATGCCAAGCAACCGATGGTCTTGGAATTACAAATACTGACTTAGATCAGATTATGCCAGGATGGGAAGGAACTTCTAGAGAAGGTTACAAAAAGGTAGATGAAATATTACAAAACTATGAAATTGAATTTGCAATTCATGGTGAAGATGGAACAATGGAATATGTGGATTTTAAAAACCCTATCATCATAAGACAGCTAAGATCAGAATTCAAGAGAAAGAATCCATATAATATTCCAAGAATAACCCTACTTAGAAAACTTCAATAATTATTATTCGTATAATAAAAAAATATCTTATGAAAAAAGCACTTATAGTCGTTGATGTCCAAAATGATTTTTGCCCAGGAGGTTCATTAGCTGTTCCTCATGGTGATGAAGTTGTTCCAATTATAAATAAACTTCTTCCTAAGTTTGATTTAATCATTTTTACCAAAGATTGGCATTTTAAAGAGATGTATGCGTTTGCATCCCATCAAGCACAATTTGGGAAACAAGCCTTTGACAAATATGTCAACGAACAAGGGCAAGAAGATATTGTTTGGCCAGATCATTGTGTAGAAGATACTGAAGGTGCTGAATTTCACCCGGACTTGGATTTAGGAAAATGTAAGAAGGATTTTTATATCTTCAAAAAGGGTAACATGCCTCATTTTCATCCATATAGTGCGTTTCCTGACACTGAATTGGCTAATTTTTTGAATGAAAGAGAAGTTGAAAGAGTTTATATTGTTGGGTTAGCATTAGATTATTGTGTTGCTGATACTGCAATTGATGCTGCTATGGAAGGATTTGACACTGTTGTTATTGAAGACGCAACCAGACCAATTAATGATGACATAAATGATACTCTTAAAAAATTTAAAGAAGCTAATATTAAATTAATTGAGAGTTGGGAAATAGAAATGTATGAACTCATGTAACTCCATATTAAAACCAAAGACAAAAAAACAAATTGACGAGGAATTAGATCTTCTGTCTCCGGAAAAGAAATTTTCTACGTTAATACTACATGAAGTATCTAAAATAATTGAAAATGGTGTATTCGATTTTATAGATGTTGTTGTCAAAAAAATTGAATATAAAATAAATGAAATAGCAGCTCAATGTAATGTCAATACCAAAGTACAAAAACATATCTTAGAGGGCACAGTAGATTTAACAATATTTGTTAAGAAAAAAGCCCCTGAAAACATGTGGTTTTTTGCTTTAACAAATGATCAAACAACAAAGGTTTTTAAAATCATCATAAGATTATGAAACAAACACCAAAAAGTATTTATGAATTTAAAAAGGGTGACAAAATCACCCGCATAAAGCCTTCCAAACCTGTAATAAAAATGGGTGAAGAAGAATTTGTCGATAGAAATTATATCGGAACCCCATTCGTATTTGTTGGAATAGCAAATGGATGCATTTATCTCAAACGTATAATGTCGGAACAAGTAAAAGAACTGATGTCATTTTTTACCATGATGAGTGGTGGAAATGGAGATTCTTTAGTTCATCTTGAATTGGAATTATTTGAAGAGGGATGGGACTTCTATATTGATCCGGCAACACTAGGAGATTTTGATGATGAATTCTCAATAAAAGAACTTGAGAAACAAAAGGACGAAGCTCTTGAAAGAGAAGATTATAAAGAAGTTGACAGGTTACAAAAGTTAATATCAAAGAAGACTAATGGCTAATTATGGTTATAATAATTATGACGAGTTTCAATGGTATGGCCAATCTGAATTTGAAGAGGCCCTAAGACGAGCCCACACAGCAGGTTTTTTAGAGTATGAAGAACAAGAAGACGAAGAGGGCGAAATAAAAGATCATGTTCAAAGTTTTATTGAGGCATTTGATGTTTCCGACGATGACCAAGATGAAGTCATAAAAATCCTAAAAAAGAAAAATTCTGAAAGAACTTTGGAAGAGAAGAATTTTCTTAAAGAACTCATAAATAAAAAGAAACAAGAAAAGCCAAAGATAAACATTGTTAGGCAAGGAGAAGAAGAGGAAGAGTATGAAGAGTCATGTGAAAATGATGACGATTGGGAAGAATGTGATGAAGAATACGATGATGAAGATGAAGATGATGATGAGTATTAATGAAGAGTATGAAAAACTTGAGGATTTTAGAAAAAAAATTCAAGACCTTTATCAAATAGCCGATTTAAAGGAGTGGGCTGATTTAGAAGAATCAAAAGAATCTGGATTGACATACAACCAAAACCAATATGACTATCTTCAAGATTTAATAAAAAAGATGTAAAATATATTTTTTTATTCCAATATTTTTATTAAATTAGCAAAATAAAAGTAATTAAACTTATCGCTAATGAATATCCAATCAATTTCTATTGTCGTTCCGACAAAAGGATGCGTTAATCAATGTAAATTTTGCGTATCCAGAATGCATACAAATGAGTATGAAAGGGTTTTTGACAAGTTCCAAATACAAAAAAGAATAAAGTGGGCCGTGATGAACGGTGTAAATACTTGTATCATCACAGGAACTGGCGAAGCTTTACAAAACAAAAATTTCCTTTATATTTTGGCTGATATTTTTGAAGAACTTGATCATCCGTTTCCAAACGTTGAATTTCAAACAACTGGGGTTCTTTTGACAGCAGCAGATAATATTGATCATCTTAAAAAATTAGGTGTAAATACTATTTCATTATCTGTATCAGATGTTTATGATGATGTCAATACAGAGATAATTGGAATTCCAGCTTCATTAAGATTTAACCTTAAAGAATTGTGTCAACGAATAAAGTACGAAGGGTTTAATCTTCGGTTGTCATTAAACATGACTAAATACTATGATGATGCAACTCCCCAAGATTTAATTAATAGGTGTAAAAATCTTGGTGCTGATCAAATTACCTTTCGAAAATTATATTCAGCAGATGATGATTCTGAACAAACAAGATGGGTAAAAGAAAATGCTTGCGTAAAGATATTAAATGATGTAAAATCATATATCCAGGGAATTCCAATGGAAATTACCAACGTTGGTGGATTTAAATTACCCAAACCCGGTAGCCCTGCTCACGGAAATCTTCTTTATAAATTACCATTTGGGGCGTCAGTCTATTCTATTAACGGAATGAGTACTGTTATTGATGATGATTGTATGTCAAAGGAAAATAGTGAAGTTCTTAAATATGTCATTCTTCGTGAAAATGGAAAACTTTATGCACGTTGGGATGACGAAGGAAGCTTAATATTCTAACTATGAAAACAAAGAAGCATTCAGATAAAGAACTTTTTGATCTTCTTGCTGGAATTATTGAGCCAGTCACAAGAGGGTATAAAGAAGTTCCGAAAAAAGTTAAGAAAACTAAGAAAAAATAATATGATTATAAAAAGCATTCTCGACACAGACCTTTACAAGCTCACAATGCAGCAGGCTGTAATGAAACTTTATCCAAGGGCTAAAGTTAGATATTCATTTATTAATCGGGATAAAACACCCTTTCCTGAAGCATTTGCTGAAGAACTTCGTAAGGAAGTTAAAGAGATGGAAAAATTATCTTTAACAAAAGATGAAAAGAATTTTCTATTAAAAAGGTGTTATTTCTTAGACCCAACTTATCTCGATCTTCTTTATGGTTACCGATTTGATTCGTCAGAAGTTGGTATTATCCAGATAGGTAACGAACTTCAGATTTCTATTGAAGGATATTGGCACAGAGCAATATTATGGGAAGTTCCATTAATGGCTATCATTTCGGAATTATATTTCAAGATGACCAATCAAAAGCCCATATCGAGAGTTGATAGAGAACAAAACAACAAGAAAAAAGCAACTTCATTTCAAATGCATGGAATGCATTTTGCTGATTTTGGTACCAGAAGAAGATTTTCATATGAAATCCAAGATGAAGTAATTCAAGATTTTATGAATTGTTTTGGCTCTAAGGAAAATTTCGTTGGAACTTCAAATGTTCATTTAGCACATAAATATGATGTTGCCCCCATGGGCACCCACGCACACGAGTGGTTTAGTTTTCATGCTGCGAAATATGGATATAAAATGGCCAATAGTATGGCCATGGAAGCATGGGTAAATGTGTTTAGAGGCGATTTAGGTATAGCACTTTCTGATACATTTACAACAGACGTATTTCTTAGACAATTCGAAAAGAAATTCTCAAAACTTTTTGATGGAGTTCGCCATGATTCCGGAGACCCTATAACTTTTACAGACAAAATTATAGCACATTACAAGAGTCAGGGAATAGACCCTAAAACCAAAACAATCATCTTCTCAGATAGTCTGAATCCTGAAGTTGCTCTTAAGATAAAAGATTATTGTAGAGGAAATATCAGATGCTCATTTGGTATTGGAACTAATTTTACGAATGATGTTGGTGTTAAACCATTGAACATGGTTGTCAAGATGACTTCAGCAAAACCATTTAATGATGAATGGATGCCAACAATTAAGTTGTCTGATTCTCCTGGAAAACATACAGGTGATGAAAAGGAAATAGAAATTTGCAAACATATACTAAGAATACCATGAATATTTATGACGTTCGAGTAATGGAGCCTGGATCGTATGCAAGACATTATGATATAAAGGCAACCAATTTTGAAGTTATTAACGGAGTTTACTATTTTTGGCAAAATGGAGTACTTCAGTGTACATTTCCTGCATGCTTTACTATAATTGAAGAAATTAAAGAAGAAAAGTCATGAAGATAACAATTATTAGAGAATTCGAACTAGGCATGAATGACATTGATGATATTATGTCAGCTGCTCTTGAAGGTGGTATAAATTATTGGTGTGGTGAGGCCATAATCAAGAAAATTCCCGAAGAACACAAAGATGATATTGAATTTGCATCTGAAGTAATAAGTCGCGATGGTGAATTGTTACTAAAGGATAAAGAAACCCCTGAATCTTGGATTCTTACAAAAGAAAAATTCTCTCAGGGGTTTAAAAAATTCTGTGAAGAAAGAGCTGTCAATCCGGATCAAGTCATTGAAGATTGTGATGCTGATGATGCTGATTGCATAATTCAATACGCATTGTTTAACGAAATAGTATTTGGTTAATGGTTACGATCAACAAGAATCGAAAGAGAGAAAAGTATACTTTTGCTAATATTAATTTACTTGGCAATTGTAATGCTGATTGCTACTTCTGTCTGGGAAAAGATATTTTACAGGAATTAGAAGGAAAGAATCAATTGAACCTCCATTTTTCTAAATGGAAAAATTTTGAATATTTTCTGCAGCAGTGTAAAAAGGAAAATGTTTCAAAACTTTATCTAACTGGACAAACCGCAGATGGATTGCAATATCATTATTTAAATGAGATAATTGATTATCTGCAAAATAATGGATTTATTGTTGGCGTTCGGACAAATGGATATTTAGCCGAAGCTAAAATAGATTCAGTTCGTAAAATGAAAGGTGAAATAGGATATTCTATTCACACATTAATTCCTGAAAAGAATCAAATCATAATGGGAAAAAATTATCTTCCGAATTGGAGTAAGATAATCCCAGAAAGTGGTGAAAATGTAAGAGTATCAATTGTCTTAAATCGATATAACATTGATGAATTTGACGATCTGATAGAGTTTGCTTCTTCATTTCCAAATGTGAAATACATTCAGGTTAGAAGAATTTCAACCGATACAAGAATGGATTTGCTGCAAAAGGATATTGATATGTTTGAAGAATTTTATGAAAAGTTCGCACAAACGCATCAACAAGATGGTAACTATTATTTGGCACAACGATATTTTTTGAATGGCAAAGAAATTAATTTTTGGAGAACAGTTGAAACTTCTTGCAATTCCTTAAATTACTTTACAGACGGAACTTGCAGTAATGAATATTTTATTGTTGAAGGATATTTAAAAAATCATGTATAAAGAAGATTCACCTAAGCAGGTCATTATAATTCGTAAGGACCTGAATATGAGAAAAGGTAAAATGATTGCCCAAGGAGCTCATGCTTCTATGAAAGTTATCTCTGATATGATGCAACAATCAGGAGTTTGGTTTTCTGGAGATCATAATGATTTTATAAAAGAAAACAAACTAACAATAGTTGTTGATTCTCCCCTTGATAAATGGCTTAATGGAATCTTTAAGAAAATTGTTGTAGGTGCTGAAAATCTACCTGAAATGATAACAGCTTACAACGAAGCTAAAAAGCAAGGAATTCCATGTTCATTAATCGAAGATGCTGGATTAACTGAATTTGGAGGGCAAGTTACAATCACTGCCGCTGCAATAGGTCCTGATTTGCCTGAAAAAATTGACAAAATTACAGGAAATTTTAAACTTTTATAAAACGTTTGACTTCGTCTGGCATATAATATGTAAAAATACAATTAATTATGCTAAGCGAAAAAAGAATAGGAATTGTAGGACAAGGATTTGTTGGCAATTCAATTAAAGAAGGAATGATTAAAGACTATCCTAATTTGTTAACATTCGACATTCAACCAAGGCTTTCGATGTGCAAATCATTAGAGGAAATGGTTAAACAAACAAATGTGATATTTGTTTGCATTCCAACACCAATGCAGAAGGATGGAAAATGCTTCACTGGCTTGTTAGAACAAGTAGTTGAAGATATTTCAAAAATAGTATCAAATGATGACTATTTCAAAGAAAAAATCTTGATTTTAAAAACAACTATTCCTCCTGGAACTACTGAAATGCTTCAGAACAAATATTCATCTTTCAGTTTTGTGTTTAATCCTGAATTTTTGACAGAAGCCAATGCAGTTAACGATTTTAAAAATCAAAATAGAATTATATTAGGTGGAGATAGTGATGAAGCATTAAATGTTGTATCAGATCTTTACAAAAAATCTTTTCCATTTATTCCTATTGTAAAAATGACTTCACAAGAAGCAGAGATGGTTAAATATATGACCAACACATTTTTATCTACAAAAGTCATCTTTGCAAACGAAATGTATGAAATTTGTGAAGCATTAGGAATTAATTATGAAAGAGTCTATAAGGCAGCTAAACTTGACACAAGACTAGGTGAATCTCATTGGAAGGTTCCAGGACCTGATGGTGATTTTGGTTTTGGTGGTCATTGTTTTCCGAAAGATACTAATGCAATAAAATATTTAGCAAACCAACATAGTGTTGACACAACATTACTTGATGCTGTTCTTGTTAAAAATAACAAAATTAGAAAGAACAGAGAATGGGAAAATCAAAAAGGAAGATCAGTAATTTAAAAATTAAACATATGAACACAAGTGACAAAACAAGCTTTTGGGATAAAAAGCCATTTGAGAAAACTAAAACCCCTCAATCTCCCGAAGAAGAAAAAACATTGAAAGATGTTTTAAATTCCAAACCAAAATGGTTAAGTTTTGACTACAATTTTGAAGAATTTTCTGATCGTATTAGATTTATGATTACTTTTGTAATCTTAGGTCTTGGAGTAGTATTTTTAGGAGATGTATTTAAGTTAATCTCTTTTAAAGCTACTGCAGTAGTTACCATCATTATTGGAATTTTATTAATTTTAACCGGATTTGTTGCTCCAATAGCTAAATGGTTAAATGACAACATGTGAGTATTTAAATTATAATTTTATAATGGCAAATACTTGGGGAGAAACCGTGGGCCCAGGGGATAGTGTGATATATGTTCCTAACCATGCGTTTCAAAATGGCAAACCAAATTTTAATCACCCGAATTGTGAATATGGCATTATTAAGTCAGCACAAGCGCACTACATATTCGTAAATTACGTTGTTCATGGAATAGTTCAAGGTACTGCAAAGGCCACTGATCCAAGAAATTTGTTTCTATTGAACGGAGAAAGCCTATTCGATATAATAGAAATTTTTAACAAAATAAATGAAGTACACTAATTTAATTATAAACGGAGATATTGTAAAAGTAGACCAACTCATATCCGATAATAAGATATTAAAACCCATAACGATTTTAGTATCTTTACCCGTCGCTATAGTTGGCCTATCAATTTTAACTAGTGCAGTTCCTGCAGCATTAGTTATAGATGGAACTAGATATGTTAAGTATCGATACTACATGTATATGAAAAATTATAAGAGGTACCGATATTATGACCGAGTTTTTACATCTTTAGGATATAGAGGAAAGGAAAAATCCAAGATGTTATTGGCTTTTGAAACTTTACCTAATTATTTTAGACAAAGAGCAACACCAAAATATTTTTTGCGTAAAGGCTCATATCATTTAGTTTATATTAGAGAAAATATTCAAAAGGATTTTTACAACCTAACTAAATTTCGATTTAAATGAAAGAGATTATAGGAAATCTAATAACATTCGCCGAGGATGGCCAGTTTGATTTAATTGCACATGGCTGTAATTGTTTTTGTACAATGGGATCAGGAATTGCAAAAGAAATACGTAGTAAATTTCCAGGTGCATACGAAGCTGATTGTAAAACAATTAAAGGAGATCGAAATAAACTAGGAACATTCACTTACTATGATGTTCTTGGGGATTGTCTAGCATTTAGAATAATAAATGCATATACTCAATATAACTATGGAAAAGACGGAAAAGTTTATGTCGATTATGAAGCATTAACTAATGTGTTAAAAAGAATTAATAATCTACATGCTGGATGTAGTATTGGACTCCCTAAAATAGGGGCAGGACTTGCTGGTGGTGATTGGAATAAAATCAAAAGTATTATAAGTGAAACTCTAACTGATATGGACGTAACCATTGTTTATCTTCCAAATTGAATATATAAATAAAAAATAATTAATGGCTACTCGTAGCACTATTTGGATTAAAAATGAAGATGGTTCTCGTGACGGAATCTATTGTCATCATGATGGTTACCCAGATTATGTAGGTATGATTCTAAAGGATAACTATAATACAGATGAAAAAGTTAGAGAATTAATTTCATTAGGAGGAATATCTTCATTAGCCCCAACAGTCGAAGAAACAGCTCCACAATCATATCATATTTGGAGGGGTGAACCTAAAAATATCTTTCATATATCCAAATTAGCCGACATAAAGCAATATTTTCAGGAATACAATTATATATGGAGAGATGGCTTTTGGTGGATGGCTAAAGAAAATAGTGCATGGATTCCATTAGATCAGGTAATCATGGAAACAAAAAAAGAAGAATTTTATCCTGAATTAAACGAAGTTTATTCAGATCTTAGCTTTGTTAATGCAGATGACTCTTGTCCTCCTTATTTGAAAAAACAATTCAAATCTTATGCTCGTATGATACATATGGAATTATCTGACGAAAAATTTTCAGATGCTGAAATCGAAGATTATTTAACGGAATTAATTCAACGAGCAATAGACGGAAGATAATTTTTTCTGCAATACCTATATTTTAAAACTTTTCAATATCTTCATATATAATATGTAAAGGTTCTTTGATTTTTCTGTAGTTAGTTATTGCGGTACTTCGTACAATAAATCAATTACTAAAATTCAGTTATGTTGAAAACCCCGCTAAGGGCATGAGAACATTTGTGTCTAAGTTAAGTCAGAATTTTATTAGGGCTTTTTTTCGGCGAATGTTCAATAAGGCAGGAATTTAGGACGGCTGGCAGGACGAACACATAAATCCTGTACCTAAGAAGTTTTGAAAAACTATAAATTTCAGGAGATAGGAACTCTTAAAAACACGCAGTGACAAGATTTCTCAGAAAAAAGATTTTTATACCGTAGTAAAGTTAGGTGATACTTCGTCTAAGAAAACTGGCCTCGTGCCAAAATTTGATAAATAAATCAATTCTATGCAAACGAAGATTTCCTAAGATACTTTAGAAATTCCTGCATGGTTCGACGAACGAAAGTTCTCGGTTTTTAGGCGCCTATTTGCGTACTAAGATGTTTCGAAAAGTATGGAGATCAATGGAGACAACCATTCAAACGCACCTACTAATCATTCTCGGAAAATTTAGAAGGGACAAAAATAAAAACTTTGTCCCTTTATTTTTTTATAATAATAAAACATAAAATGGGTAATAAAGATTTTTTTAAAGATTTTAATATTCAGAGAGGATTTTCAACAAGGGCCTTTTTAACTGAAAAATATACAGTTTGCATACGAGAAAAAGGAGGCAAAGTAATCGAACATCATGATATTACCGATCCATGGAAATACATAGCAAAATTAAAAAGAGATATGAATATTGAAGCAGCGTGGATAAAAGATGAATAAAAATTGTTAAAAAATGTTAAAAAATTTTTTACTGTCATAGAAAAGTGTTATATTTGCTATGATTATTAACAAAAAACACATACTATGAAAAAGTTAGCATTTTTATTCCTGATCGGTATCGCACTTCTTTCTTGTGAAAAAATTGAAGATACCCCTCCAACCCCGCCGCCCCCAGCTAATGTAGAATTTACACTGGCTGTAACTAATGTTTCCATATTTGATGGTAATGATGGAAAAATAACTGTAAATGTTACTACAGGAACACCCCCTTATTCTTATCAATTGGGAACAAATCCTTCACAATCTTCTAACGTTTTTTCTGGACTTATAGCTGGAACCTATAATGTTACTGTGACAGATAGCAAACAGAAGACTTTAACGAAGTCAGCTCAGGTCACACAACCAGCTATTACTCCGTTATCTTTTACTCTTTCAGCCACAAACGTTTCAGCATGGGGATTATCAGATGGTCAAATAACTGTGATTATCGCGTCCGGTATGGCACCTTACACATATACCCTCGGACAAACAACAAATACCACTGGAATATTTACAGGTCTTGTAGCTGGAAGTTATGATGTTGTGGTGACGGATAATAAACAACAAACAGGTACTAAATCTATTACCATTACGCAGCCTCCAAGGGTCCCTGTTTACACTAAGGATTTAATTGATTTTACTTCTGGTAGTTACAACAAAGAAGCTACTTCTGCTGAGGTTTCTGCCCATGTCAATCTTTTAAATGGAACCGAAAAATTTACCATATCATTTTGGTACAATACTGCCACTAGCACATTAAATAAAAATAATCCTACTTGGACAACTGCCAGATTGTTATCTTCAGATCATACAGATAATCCTGCTGGAGAAGCTACAACATGGATTGAAATCAATAAAACCAAAATTGAGCACGGAAGAATTACTTCAGGTTCAAGTAATAAAGTGACTTTAAATAGCACTACAGCTTGGTCCGGACTTCATCATATAGTGGTAATGTTTGATGGTTCTAAAATAAAAATGTATATTGATAATGTTGAAACTACACCTGCTGAATCTTCAATAAATTTGAAAATAAACAAAATTTATTTTGGTGGCCATGAAAGCAATACTAACTATGAGTATAATGGGGTCATAAGTAAAATAAAAATTTACAATGCAGCCATTACCCCTGCTGAAGTTGACTATCTATTTAAAAATAAATAGTTTAAGATATAAACGATAAAATGGAGATCAAATAGGTCTCCATTTTTTTTGAAAAAAAGTACTCAAAAATTTTTTTATTTCAAAAATATGTGTTATAATTGCAACAGATTTAGTAAAATTTTTGCACTAAATTAAAACTTTTTCAAACGAGTTCATAATATATAGAAAAAATCAACAGATGCAGAAACAAGGCTTAAATATAGTCGTAGCGAATTGGGTGGCCAATGATGATAACAAAGGTCGTAGAGGAGTTATGCGTCCCGTTGAGGATATAATTGATTGGTGAAAAACAACAATTAAGAATAAATCAACGGGAACTCCAAAAGGTTCCCGTTTTTATTTTAAGTTCTTTGACATATTGCTTTCTTTCGCGGGTGTAGCACAGTGGTAGTGCAGGAGCCTTCCAAGCTTCTGACGTGAGTTCGATTCTCATCACCCGCTCCAATTACTGTAGTGACAGGAATGGGTTACTTCGTGCTAAATGGTTTAGCAATTGTCTCTTAAACAATGGTTGCGGTTCAAATCCGCCTGTTACCCTCCGAATTTTCTCAGTAATTAAATGGTCTCAGGAGCTGCTAGGTGTGGCTGCCGGCCTGTCACGCCGGAACGATTAATTATCGACAGGAGGGTTCGAACCCCTTTGGGACCGCTAACCGTAGTGAATGAATAGAGTTTCATCGTGAAAATAACTCAATGGTAGAGTGTATTGCTGTTAACAATAAGGTCGCTGGTTCAACTCCAGCTTTTTACTAAAAAGGCTCTTTCAGGTTTTCTCGGTTAAACAGGGGTATGGTGTAATGGTTAGCATGTTTCTCTCCAAAAGAAATGATCTGGGTTCGAGTCCTGGTACCCCTGCCAAATACGGGCTTTTAGCTCAGTTGGC